TAAAAATGGATGAAAAAAAATACAAGGAGCAAAAGAAATACTATGGTTAAAAAAAATAGATATATTCCGGGTTCAATAATTCATACAAATGACCTAATACCATGGTTCACCGAGGACCATGGCAAGCTTCCTGCTGCATACGTTGCCAGCTGCCAGAGATTTTTTCTCGAGTTAGATAGGCGCCAAGCAGATAAGCAACAAGCTACAAGCGCCAAGCTTCAAGCACCAAGCTTGACAGATGGTGAAGGATAATATAGGATGTACTTATGAAAACAAATGAAGCAATTCAAATTACTCACACACTAAGCAAACCCTCCAAGATGCCAGGGTTTGCGATCGGTATACCAGCCAAAGAGTGCAAGACTGGCTCGAAGCTTAGAAAAATTAAAGGATCAGTTTGCTATGGTTGCTATGCATTAAAAGGCTGCTATGTTTTTCCAGATGTACAAGCAGCTCAGTATAAAAGATTAAGAGCTATATCTCACCCGTTATGGGTGAAGGCAATGGCCCAGCAGATCAATTCTAAAAAATCTAAGGTTTTTAGATGGCATGACTCTGGTGACGTGCAGGACTTGGCCCATCTTAAAAAAATTTATGAAGTGTGTAAACTTACTCCTTCAGTTAGACACTGGATGCCAACCCGTGAAGCCTGGATCAAAGACCATGTTGCAGCGTGTCCAGATAATTTAATTATAAGATTCTCAATGCCTATGATCAACCAACCAGCAGCAGGAACCTGGAGCCACACCTCCACCGTGGTGACATCTGGTGCAACGTGTCCTGCTCCAAAGCAAGACGGCAAGTGCGGCGATTGTAGAAGATGTTGGGACAAATCAATTCCGAACATTGCATATGGCAAACATTAAAGAACAACATCATGCCGGGCGCACAAATGCGTCCGGTGTATCCCAGTTAGATATTGAGTATCACCACAATCAGTGGTGCATGGATAATGGTTATCCGGTTAATAGCTACAAGCCTCAAGCGGGTAGACCCAAGCGTCAAGCTTCAAGCGTCAAGCACCTAAAGTCTCAAGCGTCAAGCCTATGTTGTCAAACTTTTCCGCGATAGCTTCAAGCGTCAAGCTATAATCCTTAAGCTTCAAGCTACAAGCTGCAAGCTCCATGATCATTGAACCAGGGACCAAGTGAAAAAGTTTCTTTGACCTCGGACCAAGGGTCTGGATGCAGATAAATGTATTGTTAGGATGATTGAAATGCCACGATATTTGGTGCGAACTTAGACGAACAGAATTACCTTTGGCTATCTTAAATTCAACAGTGAAGAACTGCTTTCTTTTGTTGTAACAGAGTGCATCCGGCATACCTTGTACACTTAAATTTTCAATCCTATTGTAGATAATATTAGGTGTAGCTCTTCGTACCGTCTGGTATAATTTAGCCTCTGGACCCATTACTTTTTAGGAGTAACAGGCGTATCCTTTTTAGGCTCAACTGCAGGCAAAGATGTAAGCATAGTTATAATAGGATGTGCCTCTTCCCAAGGTCTCCCTTTTAAATATGCGATCAAAGATTGCAATTGTTGTAGTGTTATTTGTTTCATATTAATCCTTCTGTTTGTTTGTCGATATTGCCAGATACAGATATTCTTACGCAATCACTTTTAAAAGGTATTACCCAATGCACAAGTGACGCTGGAAATATAAACATATCTCCCACTTCAGGAAATAATGATCTGTATGTGACGAATTGTTTATTACCCTCTCCATAGTTAAACTGAATAGATCCGGGCCCTGCATGTCTGCCTTTAAATTTTTTGTTTTCTTCTTTTAAGACATCAGGAATGTCTAAATATATTACAAAAGATAACTCACCGTTGTGGTCATGTGGTGGGTTAAACTCATGTTGTTTTTGAAAGTTAGCCCAAGCACTTAACAACTGATACCTTGGCAAAGGTGTTGCGGGCTTACCCACATATTGAGAATACACTTGATGGTAACCACCTATGATAGGTGCTAAGTTTGGTATAATTAAATCTTTGTTCAACGTAACTTCTTTGTCTAGCAATCCTGCAAGATGTTCGTTGTGTGGTTTGTTGGAAGATTTAGCAACACTTAACAAATGCTTTACAACACCATCATCTAATTTTAATTGTGCAAGACACGGACCCCATTGGTGCACTAAAAATTCTGTTTCTACTTGTTTATCTGTCATTTAAAAATTGCCTTTTAATCCCTCATCTATATGTAGCGTCTGTTCATCTTGTGTTTTAACTACAAGTTTAATACTAGGACTACCTATAATTTGGCTCTCATGTACTTCCATTCTTCTAATCTCTTCTAAGTATCCATTTTTTTCAACGTAGATTTTTGCGTTGCTAATGGCATTACCTTTCTTGCTTGTAAAACTTTCTAAAAACTCTTGTAAGTTTTTAACGTACATTAAATTGCCCCTTTGTTTCTAAATTGTTTTAATTGATCATCACATTGTTTAGCAAGTAATCTGTTATCTCTTTTTAACTCAGATATAAGAGTTTTATACTGTGCATTTACGACATCTAAACTACGTAATTCTCCAAGAGCCATCTTTAAATCAAATATCTGTTGTTTATCACTATCGTGTAAAGCTTGATGACCATTGATGACATCTTTTAATTGTTTAATTTTATCTTCAGCTTGCTCTAATAACAAAGTTAAATCTAACGGACCTCTATCTTCTTTTTGTCCTGTGTTGATAGCAAACTCCTCTAAGTCTTTCGCACTCATCATACTTGACAATATATGATTGTTACCCTAAAATGTCAAGTATGCATAAAAAAGGTTTATTAAACGCATTACAAGACAAATACGAAGCACAGATATCTGCAGCTCATGCCATTATAAATATATACCTGACTAATTCAGTAGGGATTGGAGAACACCCACAACATCTAGAAGAGATAGATAAGCAATTAGGTAAGATAGCAGAGGCAGAAGATAAGCTAGATAGTTTAGAATCATTCCAAGGAGATTAATGGGAGTACCAAAAAGATTGACAGAGATGCAACAAAGGTTTGCTGAGCTAGTAGTATTTGGCGGACCTGATGGACCAGTTACACAAACGGAAGCAGCTAAACTTGCCGGCTACAGTGAAAAAAGATGTAGAGTAGAAGGATCTGAATTACTTAATCCTAAACTAAGTCCTTTAGTTGTACAGTATGTGGCAAAACTAAAAGAAGAACGTATGAAAAAATACGAAGTTAATTATGAAAGTCACATTACTGAGTTAGCACGTATCAAAGAAGAAGCTTTGAAGAAGAAGTCTTTCTCAGCTGCTGTAAACGCTGAAACAAACAGAGGAAAGGCAGCAGGATTATACATAGATAGAAAAATAATAAAAACAGGAAAACTAGAAGAGATGTCAGTAGAGGAGCTAGAAGCAAAAATGAAAAAAATTTTAGACGATTACTCACAGATTATTGATGTAACTCCTGAAGTAAAAGAAATAAAAGAATCATAAGATCTTACCCCTATTTTTACCCCTTTTAATTTTATATCGTTGAGTGCCATGCGCACCAATATTAACTTCTTTACGTAAAAACTTAAACATATCCATTTGTTTTGCATTTTCCCATTGCTCTTGCACATAGTTTAAAACTTTACCTTTGTTTGTTTTTTCACGTGTGCTCATAATAATATCTTTTCTAATTTAACAACGCAGCCCATAGGGTAAACATTTCTATCGCCAAACAATTCGTCATCAACATCATGACTAGAAAACGTACGAAGTAGTTTCTTATCTTTGCTGTACACATACGCTTGAGAAACCATCCTACTAGGCATAAACTTATCAAACTCAGACTTTGTTGCCCATCCGCTATCGCCACAAATATCTAACCAAGTGATCTTATAAAAATAATAGATCTTTTTATTAATCATTGTGTGTTTGTATTTTGATTTTTTTCTAGTTTTCATATCTATATAGGGATTATACAGACAAATATGGTTTTTCTAAACACGAAAATGTCTCTTGATAGGCCTTTCTGTATATGCTCTATAAGTGTTGGTATTACTTGCTTAAGACACTTTTGCCATTTTATGTTTTCATATAATGTCACTATATTTGCTCTAAAAACGTTGCTATTACTCATTAATTTCTATTTTTGCCATTATGACACTATATTTTCAAATAAATTTTTTTTTCTTAAACATATTTGTCTGTATAAACACTATATGTCAACCAGGTGTCACATTAATGACACATTTAAGACTCAATCTTGCCTTTTTCAAACTCTTGTAGCAGTTCTGTAGTATCAATATTTGTTTTTTCTTTAGAATCGTTCTTTAATTCAAAGTATTGATCCAATCTTTTAAGAAATTTGTGTTTCCAAGACCGTAGTTGCAGCCCTTCTATTTTAAACTCTTGATAATATAAATCTGGTGTACATATCATAATCACACCTTGTTGTATGTTACTGCCATGTACATAATCGTGTGCCATAGCGTAGGCGGCTATTTGCATAAAATAGTCCTCTATCCAATCAATTCGTTTTGGCCTATTTGACTGTTTAAAATCAATTATAGATTCTTGACCGTTATGTAGGCCAACTAAATCTGTAGAACCTG